ATGGTAATTGAACTTTTGAAAGAAAAAATGAACAAAATTCGCTAAATCTTGGCAAAACGATAATCGACTTGCCATTAACCATTGAAGGGAAAGAAAACTCTTCAGGAAGAAGGAGGTTTAGAAATGGAAAAAGAATCTAAAGCCGATAAACCTGGTATCACCAATAAGGATTTAGTAGAGTCCCTACTTCTTATTAGTGAAGCTAGTAAAACATTGGCGCTAGAAATTATGTTGCTTCCAAAAAATGAGGAAGCAGAAGGGGGTGGTGAGAATGGCACTGAGCCCAACAACTCACAGTAGAAAATATAGTCCCAGCAAAAGTGGTACTTGGTTAAACTGTCCACTCAGCACCCTATTAAATGATGGAAGCAATCAGGAAGTAAGTCCTCAAGCAGAGTTTGGAACACAATGTCATGAATTAGGCTCGGCACTAATTAGTAAATCACTAAAGCTTATTGATTATGACAGCGAGATTAAATCAATTGATGATCTTATTAAGGATCTGGACATGTACTCACCTCTTATGCAGGAGATTGCAGATGGTTATGCTGACTTTGTTATTAATACTTTTGATTATGAAAAGAACAAATCAGGTGAAGAGCCATTAATTGTAATCGAACAGCAATTAAAGATGGACTTTGATGAGGATGCAATGGGGACACTTGATTGCGGAATCATCTCAACAACAAACGGTGGAACACTTACAGTTATTGACCTAAAGACTGGAAGGATACCGGTGAATACTTTTGATGAAACAACTGGCCTATTTAATAGCCAACTTGGGATATACGCTCTTTACTTTTATAAGGCATACAAAGATTTATATCCAATTAAGAATGTAAGGTTAGTTATTTATCAACCAGTAATCTCAAATACAAATGAATACGAAATGCCGATAGAAGATTTGTTAGTATTTGAAACTATGGTTTTAATCCCTGCTGTTGAAAGAACAAAGGTTGAAAACCCAGAGGCTGTTCCAGGTAAATATTGTGGTTTTTGTTCAGGCAAGGCAGTGTGTGCAAAAAGAGCTGAAGTTAACTTAGAAACAATCCAGCAAATGAATAAAGCAATAAATCTATTAACTGATGCCGAAATTGAAGCAATATTACCAAAACTTGATGATGTCATTAAGTATGCAGAGGATTTAAAAGAGTATGCATTAAAGAAAGCGATGAAGGGACATAACTGGTCAAACTTCAAGTTAGTTCATTCACGTGGTTCAAGAAAGATTACAGATGAAGAGGCAGTAATAAAGATTTGTAAAGAAGCAGGAATTGATCCGTTTACTGAGCGCAAATTAGCTGGGATTACTGAACTCACAAAAAGAATAGGTAAAGACAAGATTAACGGTCTAATAGGTCCATATATAAATATGCAGGCTGGTTCGATTGTCTTAGCACCAATAAGCGATCCTCGAGAAGAGGCAATAATTAAAAACGAAGGAGAATAATAAAATGTTAAAGATTATTGAAGGTAAAGAAAAAAGGCCATTAAAAATAGTTATTTATGGTCCAGAAGGAATCGGTAAATCAACATTTGCCAGTAAGTTTCCTGATCCACTATTTATTGATACTGAAGGTGGAACAAGCAATTTAGATGTTAGAAGAATCAAGTGCAGCAAGTCTTGGGATGAGTTGTTACTAATTGTTAAAGAAATTATTAAAAACCCTACAATTTGTAAAACTCTCGTATTAGACACTGCAGATTGGTCAGAAACAATGTGTATTAATGCAGTCACTGAAAAGTACCGAAAAAATAACATAGAAGATTTTGGCTATGGAAAAGGGTACACATATTTACTTGATGAATACACGAGATTATTAAGTTTATTTGATGAGCTTATTGAAGTAGGAATAAATGTTGTTATTACAGCTCATGCAAAGCCTCGTAAGTTTGAACTACCAGAAGAGCAAGGTGCGTTTGACCGTTATGAGATGAAATTAACAAGACAAGTAGCACCAGTTATTAAAGAGTGGTGTGACGCATTATTCTTTGTTAATTACAAGATTTATGTAGTTACAACAGAAAATAATACCAAGAAAGCTCAAGGTGGGAAAAGAGTCTTATATACCACTCATAATCCAACCTATGATGCTAAAAACAGATTCGATTTGCCTGAGGAGTTAGAGCTCAAATTCGAGGCAATTGCACACCTTTTTGAAGGTCAAGAGAAACAAAAGAAAGAAGTAGTTGATCCAGAAAACATTAGTGGCATGAGTGCAGTGATCGAAAGACTAAACAAGATGATCGGCGATGCACAAGTGTCAGAAGCTGACTTACAGAAGGTAGTAGCAAGTAAAGGTCATTACAAAGAAGATGAACCTATCACTAATTATTCAGATGAATTTATCACAAGATGGATCATTCCAAATTGGGAAAAGATCGTAAAAACAATCAAAAATAAAAAAGGAGAACAATAAAAATGATTGAAAACAATAAAGATTTATTAATAGATTGGGACGACACAATCGAAACAGATGGGCAGGAGTTTGTATTACTTCCTGATGGTGAATATAACTTTACAGTCACGAACTTTGAAAGAGGAAGATTCCCTGGTGGGGCAAAGATTCCTGCATGTAATAAAGCAACTATTACTGCCCAAGTAGAAACACCACAAGGAGTGGCAATTGTTAAGTTTGACTTGCTTTTATATCGTACTTTGGAATGGCGTATTTCAGCTTTCTTTAGAAGTATTGGTCAGAAAAAGCATGGTGAAAAATTAACTATGGACTGGAACAAAGTAGTGGGCTCAAGAGGTAGAGCTTACTTTAAACAAAGAAGTTATACAACACAAAGTGGTGACGAAAGAAAAACAAACGATATTGACAAATTTATTGATTATAAAGATGAGTTCTTCTTGGAAGATGATCTTCCATTCTAGGAGGTAAAGGCGATGATTTTAAGACCTTACCAAAATGAGGCAGTTAATGCAATACAAGCAGAATGGTCTCAAGGAAACAAAAAGACTATTTTAGTCCTTCCTACTGGAACTGGAAAAACCGTAGTGTTTTCAAAAGTTGTAGAAGAAGAAACTAAGAACGGTAATAAAGCTTTAATAATTGCACATCGTGGTGAGTTATTAGATCAAGCAGCAGACAAATTAAAAAACGTGAGCGGTTTAGATTCAGCCTTGGAAAAGGCTGAGTCAACAGCCGTTGGCTCACCTAAAAAAGTTACTATTGCATCAGTTCAAACACTATCACAAGAAAAGCGGTTAATGGCTTATACACGAGATTATTTTAAGACGATAGTTGTGGACGAGGTTCATCATGCAATGAGTGACACATATCAAAGAGTATTAAATTATTTTGATAGTGCAAAAGTTCTAGGAGTTACTGCAACACCAGATAGAGCTGACCAAAAGAATCTAGGAAAGTTCTTTGATTCTAAAGCTTATGAATACTCAATGCATCAAGCAATTAAAGATGGTTATTTAAGTCCAATTAAAGCACAGATGATTCCGCTTGAATTAGATATTCATGAAGTAGGAATGTCAAATGGTGACTATGCTGTAGGACAAATTGGTACAGCATTAGATCCATATTTAAATCAAATTGCACTTGAGATGCTTAAGTATGCAAAAGGTAGAAAAACAGTAGTGTTCTTACCTCTTATAAAAACTTCACAAAAGTTCTGTGAATTATTAAATCTACATGGGTTAAAAGCAGCTGAAGTAAATGGCGAAAGTAAAGATAGAGACGAAATATTAGCTGACTTTGAAGCTGGTGAATACGATGTTTTATGTAACTCAATGTTACTTACTGAAGGATGGGACTGTCCTAGTGTTGATTGTATTGTAATTCTTAGACCAACAAAAATAAGAAGTTTATATCAACAAATGGTAGGACGTGGAATGAGACCATTTGAAGGTAAGAAAGAATTACTATTACTTGATTTTCTATGGATGACCGAACGACACGATTTATGTAGACCATCTGCACTTATTTCTAAAGATGCTGAACTTGCGAAACGCATTGATAAGAAAATGATGGATAAAGAAAGTGGTATCGATTTACTTGCTGCAGAAGTTGAATCTCAAAACGATATTATTAAAGAACGTGAAGAGGCACTCGCAAGAGAGCTTGCTGCAATGCGTAGAAGAAAACAAAAATTAGTAGATCCTATTCAATATGCATTTTCAATTTCTGATATTGATTTAGCAGACTATGAACCAACGTTTGCTTGGGAGATGGGACCAGTTAGTGAAAGACAAGCTAAGTATTTAGAAAGAGTGGGAATTGACTCATCAGTTGTAACTTGTTCAGGAATGGCAAGCATGCTTATTGATAAATTAATTAATAGACAAAACGAAGGATTAACAACTCCAAAACAAATAAGAACATTAGAAAAATATGGCTTTGCTCATGTAGGACTTTGGGACTTTGATGATGCAAGCCGAATGATATCAAGATTAGCAGAAAACGGATGGAAAACTCCAAGAGGAGTAGATCCTTATAGTTATCAACCTTAGGAGGAAATTAGATGAGCAATTTATTAGAGGCTTTAAAACAAATAGATGTGTCACAACTTTCGTATGATGAATGGATTAGTGTTGGTATGGCACTTAAAGCCGAAGGATATGATTGTTCAGTATGGGATGAATGGAGCCAAAATGATACTAGGTATAAAAAAGGCGAATGTGAAAGAAAGTGGAGGAGCTTTTCTGGCTCCTCTGATCCTGTATCTGGTGGAACAATCATTAAAATGGCAAAAGACAATGGCTGGGTTCCCATCACACAAGTAAATGGCGGTGTTATGGACTGGAATGACACGATTGAATATGATGGCGATGGAATGATATATGAACCAGAAAGTTCCCTAAGCCCAACTGAACAATTAATAACTTATCTTCAAATTCTATACAAAGATGATGAATTAGTAAGTTATGTAACAAGCGATGTTTGGCAAAATCCAGAAGGCGCATGGATGCCAGGTAGAGGTTATCATGATAGAACTGCAAAAGAATTAATTACTTCACTTAAAAAGTACCCAGAGGACATCGGTGCAACACTTGGTGATTATAAAGATGAATGTGGTGCTTGGATTAGATTTAATCCGGTTGATGGTAGCGGAGTAAAAAATGAAAACATTACAAGATGGTCATACGCTTTGGTTGAATCAGATGAAATGCCAGTATCTGAACAAGATGCTTTTTATCGTAAGTTTGAACTTCCTATCGCATGTTTAGTTCATAGCGGTAAGAAGAGTTTACACGCAATTGTAAGAGTAGATGCACCAAATGCAACAGAATATCGTAAAAGAGTAGAGTACTTATATGATTTTTTAGAGAAAAACGGACTAAAAGTTGATAAAGCAAATCGTAATCCTTCAAGATTATCTAGAATGCCAGGTGTAACAAGAAACGGTGTAATGCAAACTTTAGTTGATACAAACATTGGAAGAAAGAACTGGAACGAATGGATGGATTTTACTGAAGGAGTGCTTGATGAATTACCAGATAGCATGAACTTAGAAGATGCATTAAATAACAAGCCCAAAGTCCCTGATGAATTAATAAAGGGAATTGTCAGAGTTGGTCATAAGATGCTTATATCTGGCTCATCAAAAGCGGGTAAAAGCTTTTTACTTATGGAATTAGCGGTATCTTTGTCGGAAGGAATAGAATGGCTAGGTTTTAAATGCAAGAAATCAAGAGTCCTTTATATTAACTTAGAAATCGATAATGCAAGTTTTATAGATAGATTTGATGAAATTTATAAGGCTTTAAAAATAAAACCTAAGCACAAAAGAGATATAGAGATATGGACTCTTAGAGGTAAAGCAATGCCACTTGATAAACTTGTACCAAAAATTGTAAGAAAAGTAGAAGGTCAAGGCTATGATGCAATTATTATAGACCCTATTTATAAAGTTATAACTGGTGATGAGAATAATGCATCAGATATGGGAGCATTCTCAAATCAATTCGATAGGATTTGTAATGAAACAGGTGCAACAGCAATATATTGTCATCATCATTCTAAAGGAGCTCAAGGTTTTAAAAGAGCAATGGATAGAGCATCAGGTTCAGGAGTGTTCGCAAGAGATCCTGACGCACAATTAGACATGATTGAATTAGAACTTGAAGATGAATTTAAACAACAATACTTAGATAATCCTCGTGCAACAGCGTGGAGACTTGAAAGTAGCTTGAGAGAATTCGCTAATATAAAA